CCCATGCAGCGTAATAGACCGATAGTAGGAGCCAGCCAGTTTCCCCGAACTGAACTGTGGCCTGCGAACTAACAACGAATAGAAGGGTGGGTTGCTATGAGCAACAACAACTGGGATGAAGAAGACGATGACTTTGATACAGACATCGATAACTATGATGGAAGTGACTTGGTAAAGAAGTTACGGAAAGCAAAGCGTTCAGATGAAAAACGTATCAAAGAACTTACAGAGCAACTTGAGGTATTCTCCAAGGCGCAGCGTGAGTCAACCGTTAAAGACTTCCTAGAAAAGAAGGGCGTAAATACTAAAGCAGCACGGTTAATCCTAAAGGATGTTTCCGAAGTTAATGAAGAGTCAATTAATACTTGGCTATCTGACAATGGAGATTTAATTGGGTATCAGCCTCAGTCAAATAATGACGACCTCAACCTTGCGGCATTACGCCAGCAAGATGTTGTGACGCAGCAGGGTATTTCGCCAGATAAAGCAAATGATATGAACGCTCGACTAAATGGCAATTTTGAGAGCGCTGAAGATTTTATTGCTTTTCTTCAATCACAACAATAATATCCGTTCATAGTCAAGGAGACTAAAAAACATGGCAAACGCCTTTACAGATACATCGAGCGGTTCGTTCGGTGGTACAGTAGGTGGCGCAGGTCTCGTTCAGAAGGCATACGACCGCCTTCTCGAGTTCGCTCTCCGTTCAGAACCCCTAATTCGTTCTGTCGCAGACAAGCGCCCCGCACGTCAAGCAATCCCAGGTTCAACAGTAGTTCTACAGAAGTACGTTGACCTTGATGCAGTAACAGGAACACTAACAGAGACAGTTGACCCAGATGCAGTAGCACTGACAACACCAACCTCTGTCACAGTAACACTTAATGAGTACGGTAACGCAGTTCTAGTAACTCGCGCATTGGAACTCTTCTCACTTGCAGATGTAGACCCAGCAATTGCTAACATCATTGCATACAACCTTGCAGATTCAATCGACAAGGTTGCAATGACAACTCTACGCTCAGGTACAAACAACATCTTCGCAGGCAACGCAACATCTACTGCAACAATCGATGCAGCAGATACACTAGACTCAGCAGACCTTCGTCGTGCTGTAGCAAAGTTGCGTTCTAACAAGGCCAAGGGCCGTCGTGGAAATGCATACTGGACAGGTATTCACCCAGAAGTTTCACACGACCTTCGTGCTGAGACAGGCGACCTAGGATGGCGCTATCCAAACTCACAGTCTGCAGAAAACTCAAACAAGATTTGGGCTGGAGAAATCGGTGAGTACGAAGGCGCGTTCTTCGTAGAGTCATCACGTTTGTTCAATGCTAAGACAGGTGCAGACCAGACAGCATTGGCAACAACAACAGCAACAGTAGCGGGAACATCAGCAGGATTTACTATTGGTGTTGCTTCATCATCTGTTATTGCATCACGCGCCGAAGTTGGCGACAAGATTGCTGCAACAGGTATTGCATCTGCTGCAAAGATTACTGCTATTGCAACAAGTGGTTCAACAACAACTATTACAGTTGATACAGCAAACACTGCAGCAGTAACAGTTGGAGCAACAGTAACTGTAACTCCAGTAACACGTGTTTTTGACACAATCGTTTGTGGTTCACAGGCAATGGCGGAAGCTGTAGCAGAAGAGCCACACGTAGTTATTGGTAACGTAACTGATAAGTTGATGCGCTTCCGCCCAATGGGTTGGTACGGCGTACTTGGCTTTGCAGTTTACCGTGATGAGGCACTATTCCGAATCACATCAGGTTCATCAATCGCTGCTAAGTAGTAGTTAATTGACTGTAGGGCTGGGGCAACCCAGCCTTATGGTGAGTCCACTAAAGGAGGATGAATGTCTAACTGGTTATTTAAAACACCAATAGTTGAAGAAGGTCCTGCAGGCATGCACAGACTATTTGAGTTCTACAGGTTAGACCGTGGTATATCTATTGTATTAGATACTAATGGACAATACCAGCAAATTCGTTATCCACTTGATTCTGATTTGCCAACCTATCCTGTTGTCTACCGTGGTGGTTACAACCACACAGTAGATGATGTTACTAAGGCAGCGCTTATCGCTGGTGGCGTAGGAGTAACGGAAGCAAACTTTACGGAAATATGAGCCTACATCAAATACAAACACATCCTGAATATGTAGAAGGATGCTTTGGGTGCAAGGTTATGACCCTTGAACTAGGTACAGGTGATGCTGACTCTCGTCGTCAAAGACCACAGAGAGCGTTTAACCAAGAACTAAATGCTTACAATGAGGCTAGAGCACAGGGTATACAACCTGGTGGTACATCAATGCAAAAGATTCGTGAAGCCGAAAAGGCTTCCGAAGTATTAGGCAAGCCATACAACTCGAACACAATGCCTGATGCAAACAAAGTAAACAAATCAACCGTAGCAGTAATGAAAGAGATAGGACAAATATAATGCCAATGGTCGGAAATCAAGAGTTCCCATACACAGCAGCAGGTAAGATGGCAGCAAAGAAGGCTGCTAAAAAGACTGGTATGCCAATGAAAAAGATAGCCAAAAAGACAGCAAAGAAAATGGCTATGAAGAAAATGGGCAAGAAGAAGTAAATGGCAAGCACTATTAAAAAAGTTATTAAGCGAGTTAAAACAGTAGCACGAGAAGTTCGTGATATTCCTACAGCGATGGGTACTGGTATTGCTGCTTCACAAGATTATAAGCAGCGCGGTCCAGGAAATGCTAATACTGCAAAAGCAAATGCTAATGCTTCTAGTGATAACTGGGATAAGCAATTAGCAGAAGTTGCTAAAGCAATTATTAAAGGCAAGTCTGGTACACGTTCAGATAAGTTTGACTCAAAAGGTAAGTACACAAGAGGATAGGAAAAAACAATGGCAAGTTTAACAGAACGTCAAGCAAGAGCCTTAGCACGTCAACAGGCTGCTGCTGAAAAGGCAAAGGCAGCATACGATGCAATGTCTCCAGAACGAAAAGCAAGAATTAAGGCTGCTGAAAAAGCAAAAGCAGATGCGGTAGCAGCAGCGGCTGCTAAGCGTGCGGCAAATAAAGGCAAAACTAAGTTTCCTAACTTGGGCATAGAAGTACCTAATAGCGAATTGAATAACCCAATCTATAAGTATTCAAACCGCAATAGCGGTGGAATTGCTAAGGCATCAACAGTTAACCCAGTTTACAATACATACGGTTAAAAATGGCAGACCCAAGACTAAAGCGAGCAGGAGTATCAGGCTTTAATAAACCCAAGCGTACGCCAAGCCACCCAAAAAAGTCACACATTGTTGTGGCTAAAGAGGGAAACAAGGTTAAGACTATTCGTTTTGGTCAGCAAGGTGTGACTGGCGATAGGAAGCCTACAAAACGCCAGGCATCATTTAAAGCACGTCATGCAAAAAACATTGCTAAGGGCAAAATGAGTGCAGCATACTGGGCGGACAAAGTTAAATGGTAGCAAAGAAAAAGGCTAAGTCTAAAGTTAATGCTGCTGGCAACTACACCAAACCAGCAATGCGTGCTTCTTTGTTTAAAAAGATTAAGGCTGGTTCTAAGGGTGGAGACCCTGGAGAATGGTCTGCCCGTAAAGCACAACTACTTGCTGTTGAATATAAAAAAGCAGGAGGCGGTTACAAGTAATGGCACTTGCTAAGTCACAGCAATCACTTAAAAAGTGGACTGCACAAAAGTGGAAGACCTCTGATGGTAAGCCATCTAAGGGAAAGAAAAGATATTTACCTGAAAAGGCATGGGCTGCATTAAGCCCTGCAGAAAAAGCAGCAACCAATAAGGCCAAGGCTAAAGGTAATGCTAAAGGTAAGCAGTTTGTAAAACAACCAAAGTCAATAGCAAAGAAGGCTGCGAGGTTTAGATAATGGCAACAGGAGTAGCAGGTAGCACATTTGCTGACGAGTTGAATCGTCTTGCAAACGGTGGAACATATCCAACACCAGATGCATATCAGTCCGAACAAGGTGCAGCAAACAACTATGCTGAGACTAGTGGCTTAGGTATTATTGCTGCTCTAAATATTAAGGCTGACGCAAATCGTCAACCTGATGAATATAAAATGCTTAACGCTATCTGTAATGAATTAGCAGGAACTACTGGACTATCAGCGGTTGTTGCATTAAGGAGCATAGACCTGTGACAACAACATTGACACAAATGATTGATGAAGTGCTTATCAATTTATCAGGTTACACATACCAGCAAGACCGTTCTACCTATCTTAAAACTGCGGTTAGTACTTTAAC